GTTTTATACATTGGAAAATCGCACGTATGTGATTCAAGGTCGTAGAGTAGTTATAAAAGCTGAATATCTTACAAATTGTAGAGACACTATTAAGGAAATAACATCAAAGATAGAGTAACAAAAGATGAAACAAGAGCCACCACCGCGTGACTCTTTTCCTTTACCCAAAAACCGACGAATCGGAGGTGAGAAACATGGCCAGAGCGCCGGATCCGAGAATTGAAAAGGCGAAGTCCATGTACCTGCGAGGCATGAAATTGGTTGAGATTGCAAGTCAACTAAATCTGCCGGAGGGGACGGTTCGCCGATGGAAGTCCACACATAAGTGGGAAAGCGAACGTTCGGAAAAAGAAAGCGAACGTTCGGATAAACGAAAACGCGGTGCTCAGCCAGGGAACAAGAACAGTTCCGGTGGTCCGCCGGGGAATAAGAAAGCAGTTACTACGGGAGAGTTTGAGACTCTCCTTTTTGATTGTCTGGAACCGGAGGAGCGGCGGCTGGCACAGGCGGTTCCGGAAGATAAACAGACGCTGCTCATGCAGGAAATCCAGCTTCTTACGGTTCGGGAACGCCGGATGCTGAAGCGGATCGACCTTCTGAGACAGTCTCCGGATGATTCCGAGGAGATCTCCGGAGACGAGACAGGGATGACTGTTGTGAGTCATAAAATGGGAATCGAAAAGGACAAAGATACAGATCTTCGTGAATATCAGGGGAAGCTGGGGCAGATCCAGCACATTGAGGAAGCCCTAACCAGAGTTCAGGCAAGAAAGCAGGCTGCAATCGATGCGCTGCACCGATATGGCGTGGATGATGCACACCTGGAGATCGAGATGATGAAGCTTGACTTGGCGGCGATGAAGCTTGGCGGTCAGGAGCAGGAGATTGAAGATGACGGATTCTTGGATGCACTGAATGCAGAGTCTGATACGCTTTGGGGTGATGTCGATGGAGATTAAAGATCGTATTGCCGATATGCGCGACAAGCTTCAGAAGATGAAGTCACAGCGAGGAATCCTCACAAAGGTTCAGATATTCAAGTTCCAGCCGTTTTCCCGGAGACAGAAGCAGGTTCTTACCTGGTGGATGCCGGGGAGCCCAGTGAAAGACTATGATGGCATTATCGCAGACGGTGCGATCCGATCGGGAAAAACGGTCTGTATGTCGCTGTCCTTCGTGTTTTGGGCGATGGAGAACTTCAGCGGTCAGAACTTCGCAATGTGCGGCAAGACGATCGGTTCCTTCCGGAGAAACGTTCTATTCTGGCTGAAGCTGATGCTCAAGAGCCGGGGGTACAAGGTTGCGGATCATCGGGCCGATAATCTGGTTGAAATCACTCGAAAGAATGTAACGAACTACTTTTACATCTTCGGTGGTAAGGACGAACGCAGCCAGGACCTGATTCAGGGTATCACTCTGGCGGGGGTATTCTGCGATGAGGTTGCGTTGATGCCGGAGAGCTTCGTGAATCAGGCGACAGGACGTTGCTCGGTGACGGGATCCAAGTACTGGTTTAACTGCAACCCGGACGGACCATATCATTGGTTCAAAGTCAATTGGATCGACAAGGCGATCGGATACCTCGGAAAGAAGAAAGCAGCCAGACTGCAGGAAGAAACCGCCGCGAAAGGCACGGAGCTGAATCTTAAGAAGCTCCTGTATGTGCATTTCACGATGGATGATAACCTTAGCCTTTCAGAAGCGATCAAAGCCAGATATCGCAGCATGTACAGCGGCGTGTTCTTCAAGCGTTACATCGAAGGGCTCTGGGCGATGGCTGAAGGAATCATCTATGATATGTTTGATCCGGACAGAAATGTGGTGGACACAGAAGCCATTGCGGCGGAATACCGGCAGAAAGCCGGACGAGAGTTCTGGATCGGTGATAAATATGTCAGCTGTGACTATGGTACCCAGAACCCGACAGCGTTCCTGCTGTGGAGCAAGGGAGCTAATAACAAGTGGTACTGCCGCAGGGAGTATTATTATTCTGGTCGGGATAAAGGAAAACAGAAGACAAATAAAGAATTTGCAGATGATCTGATAGCCTGGCTTGCGGGCGAGAAGGTCCGGGCTATAATCCTGGACCCGGCCGCAACATCTTTCAAAATCGAACTGGAAGAGGCTGGTTACAAAGTAAAGAAAGCGAAAAATGATGTTTTGGATGGAATCCGTTTTGTGGCAACCTTGCTGCTTTCGGGTTCTATTTTTATTGATGCATCCTGCGAGAACCTGCTGAAGGAGTTTGCTTCCTACATCTGGGATGCAAAAGCCGGAGACCGCGGGGAGGATAAGCCGGTGAAGGAGCATGATCACGCGCTCGATGCTCTCCGCTATTTTTGCTACACGATCATTCGCGGAGTTGGTGGCATGAAGATTTTAAAGTGAGGTGAGGAAACATGGACATTGAAGTAATTAAGAAACTGATCCGAAAATATCAGAGTGGGCATACGGATTTTGTGAAGCGAGCTGAAAAGGCGAAGGCTTACTATCGGAATGAGACGGATATTATGTTCCCACCGCTGAAGGAGGAGCAGGAGAAGAAAGAGAAGCCGCTGCGGAATGCAGACAACCGGATTCCATTCAACTTCCACGGTTTGCTGGTTAACCAGAAGGCATCGTATATGTTTGCGGCATCTCCGATTTTTGATCTTGGAAACAAGGATGCGAACAAAAAGTTAACACAGTTTCTTGGGGATAAATATCCGAAAGTGTGCAAAGACCTGTGCATTGAGGCATCGAACTGTACGGTCGCATGGCTGCATGTCTGGAAGGATGGGAAAGGTGCATGGAAGTATGCGGTAGTTCCGGCAGAACAGATCATTCCGGTATGGACGAGTGATTTGGAAAAGGAGCTTTCTGGCGTGTTCCGGAGCTATCAGCGCATCGATGAGGAAACCGGTGACAGGTATACCGTTTACGAGTACTGGAACGATAAAGAATGCACGGCATACCGGTTAAAAGCGGGAGACGAGCTGGATCAGCTGATTCCGTATCAGATGTTTCTGGTTGATCCGGAGCTGTGTGAATATTCGGATTGCTATCAGCACGGAGTCGGGGAGGTGCCATTCTTCCCGTTCTTTAACAATAACATCGACACAGACGATCTGAAGAACATCAAGCCGCTGATCGATACTTACTGTAAGGTGTTCAGCGGTTTCGTAAATGATCTGGAAGACATTCAGGAAGTGATTTTTGTTCTGACCAATTATGGAGGTGAGGATCTGGGGCAGTTTCTCCGGGATCTCAAGGATTACAAAGCAATCCAGATCGAGAGCGACGGAGATGGGGATCATTCCGGTGTTTCTACGCTGACGATCGAGCTTCCGGTGGAGGCCCGGGAGAAGCTTCTGGAGATTACCAGGAAGTGCATTTTCGAGCAGGGTATGGGCATTGATCCGGATCCGCAGAACTTCGGAAACAGTTCCGGAGTTGCGCTGCAGTTCCTGTACTCCCTTCTGGAGCAGAAAGCCGGCTTACAGGAAACGGAGTTCCGCTTAGGCTTCGGACAGTTCATCCGCTGCATCTGCCGGCTTCAGGAGATCAAGATCAAAGACGGTACGATCGTACAGACCTGGACGAGGACCAGTGTAAAGAATGATCAGGAGTTATCCCAGATCGCATCTCAGAGCAAAGGAATCATCTCTGATGAGACGATCGTCAGCCACCACCCGTGGGTAGATGATCCAGAGAAGGAAATGGATCTTTTGAAGGAACAGGAAGAAAGCTCAGCGGCAGATATCTCGGACATGTTCCCGAAAGAAGGTGCATCGGGTGATGAAGGCGGTGATGCGTGATGTCCTACTGGGAGAAACGCCAGGAAGAAGCATACAAGGCCGGAGAGATACAGGTAAATCAGTATTTCATGCGACTGGAGAAAGCATTTAATCAGGCGAAACGGGAGCTTCAGAAGACCGTGGAGAGCTTTTACTGGCGATATGCGAAGGAGAATGGGCTGACGTATTCAGAAGCCCAGAAACGGCTCGATAAAGCGGAACTGGGAGAATTGAAGGACTTCGTTGAGATGGCAATGAACAACATCGGGAAATATAACCAGGATGTCAACAACATGTCCATCAAGGCCCGGATGACTCGCTATCAGGCATTGGAAGCGCAGGTGGACGCGATCCTCCGGGAACTGTATGCTGTGGAGTATGAGGCAGAAGGGACACGGACGATGCAGGAGGTATATAGCGATACCTATTACCGGAACTGGTATAGCATCGATCAGTACCATGGCTTTCATGCCGAGTTTGCCCAGATTGAGCCGAGAACGATTGAGCAGCTGATCAAATATCCATTCAATGGCGCCAACTTCTCATCCAGGCTCTGGAAGCAGAAAGAGCACCTGCAGTCTCAGCTCATGGAATCGCTTACAACTATGATGGTCCAAGGAGCATCCCCGCAGAAGCTGGCCGGAGAGTTCGCCAAGAAGATGCAGTCAAAGAAGGCGGATGCGTACCGGCTCCTGCACACAGAGAGCTCATTCCTGATGAGTGAGGCAACTCACGCCGGGTATAAAGAGGATGGCGTGGAGCAATATGAGATTCTGGCCACGCTGGACAGTAAGACCTGCGGCGTGTGCGGGAAGCTGGATGGGAAGATCTATTTTGTTTCGGAAGCGGTGGCAGGAAAGAACATGCCGCCGTTCCATCCGTGCTGTCGCTGCACAGACGTTCCGTATTATCCGGATATGCCAACAGAAGGGCGAACGAGGATCGCGCGTGATGCAGCGGGGAAGAACATATCTGTTTCGGCGGATATGACGTATGAAGAGTGGAAGAAACGGTTCCTGGAAGAAGATTCACATGCGGAATTGAAATCACCTCCTACAAATGATAATATTGTAGATATAAAGTTCAGATCACAAAAGAGCAGTGGAGAGGTTCGTGAGGATAGGAAAACAGTTGTAGAAGCGTATGTTACATTGCCTTCAAAGGTGCAGCGGATTATGGCGGATATAACGGTTGATCTTGGAAATCCAGGGAGCGCCTGTGACTATGAGAATGGTATTATTTATGCTGCATCAAATGCGGAAA